GAAGACTCCAACCAGAGATCTTGAACAACAGGCCAAACGTGTTAAAGATTTTATGAATTACTACATCACAAATGTGATGGAGGAATACACTCCAGAATTTGACCAAATGTTGTTTTATCTGCCCTTAGCTGGATCAACATTTAAAAAAGTTTACTATGATGAGGCCCTGGGCCGTGCAGTCAGTAAATTTGTTCCTGTCGAACAGTTAATTGTTCCTTATGAGGCGGGAGATTTAGAGACCTGCCCGAACATTACACAAGTTGTTCGTATGCCTTACAACGATTTGCGTAAATTACAGGTATCGGGCTTCTACCAAGACATTCCGTTGCTACCTTCTTCATATGATGAAAACTCTGTTGACGAAGAAATAGCCATGATCGACGGCATTCAGTCTTCTTCTATTGATTATGATGTTACGTTGCTGGAGTGTCATGTTGATTTAGATCTTGAGGGTTTTGAAGAAACAGATGAGACGGGCGAGGCAACAGGAATTAAGATTCCTTACATTGTAACGATCGCACAGGAAAACGGGCAAATATTGTCTATTCGTCGTAATTATCGTGAAGATGATCCGATGAAGAAAAAAATTACATATTTTGTTCACTACAAGTTTTTACCCGGCTTTGGTTTTTATGGTCTTGGTCTGATTCATACGATTGGCGGATTATCGCGTACAGCTACTGTTGCTCTTCGTCAGTTAATAGATGCCGGTACTTTGTCTAATCTTCCTGCAGGATTCAAGGCCCGTGGCCTACGGATCAGGGACGATGATGAGCCGTTACAGCCAGGAGAGTTTCGTGATGTAGATGCTCCGGGTGGAGCGATTCGAGATGCTTTGATGCCGTTACCCTTCAAGGGTCCGGACTCTACTTTATTCCAACTACTTGGTTTTGTTGTTCAAGCTGGACAGCGGTTTGCGACTATAACAGACATGAAAGTGGGCGAGGGTAATCAACAAGCAGCCGTGGGCACTACTTTAGCATTAATTGAACAAGGCTCACGGGTCATGTCTGCGGTCCACAAACGTTTGCATTACGCGATGAAGACCGAGTTTAAGATTCTTGCGCGGGTGATGGGAGAATATTTACCGCAACAGTATCCGTATGTGATCGAAAATAAAGAAGCCTCTATTATGGCTAAAGATTTTGATCGTCGGGTAGATGTCATACCGGTATCTAATCCCAGCATATTTAGTCAATCTCAGCGGATTGCCTTAGCGCAGGCTGAAATGCAATTAGCGGCCCAGGCTCCTGAACTACACAACATGGAAGAAGTTTTTCGTCGCATGTACGATGCTTTAGGTGTAGAAAATGTGGATAAAATTTTAAAAACTACGCCGGAAGAAAGACCTAGCCCCAAAAACCCGGCTCTAGAAAATATGGATATATTAGAGGGATTACCGCTTAAAGCGTTTGAGGGTCAAGACCACCAGGCTCATATTATTGCTCATATGATTCATGGTAATAGCCCGATGCTTCAGGCACAGCCAAAAGCGGCAATTGGTTTACAAAAACACATTTTAGAACATGTTGAACTACAAGCTAAAGAACAAGCGATGGCTGAAATGGGGGCTCAACTAACGCAACAAATATCCCGAGAGCAGGCAATTCAACTCGAATCACGCATTGCAGAACTTATTGCAGAAGGTATGCAAGCGTTAAGAACGTTAAGCAAACAGTTATCCGGTGCAGATCAACCAGATCCTGTAGTTGCTTTAAAAGAGAAAGAGTTGCAGATCCGTGAAATGCAGGCACAGGCAGATATTCAACAAGATCAGGCAGAACTTGAATTCGATCGTAGTCGTGCTCAACAAAAAGCTGGAGAGTTCCAGCAAAGATTACAAAGCCAGGAGCGTCAGACGTTTGCTCGTATAGAGGCTGCGGCAGAGCGAGAGCGAATGAAACAATTAGCAGCGATGCAAAAACCGCCTAAATCATAAGAGGTTTAAATGATCTTTGAAGCCATAGCCGTCGTTCAGACCGCAAATACCGCGATTGGTGCTGTGAAAGAGCTATTGAAAAACGGCAAAGACATAACCGATTGTGCTGAACAGCTTGGAAAGTATTTTGATGCAAAAGCAGAAATACAGAAAAAATCAGGCAGCTCTCAGTCAACTGGTTCTGACCTTGAAAATTTTCTCCACCTTGAAAAATTACGCCAACGTGAAGAAGAACTGAAGACCATGTTGATTTACCAAGGTAGGGCGAACTTGTATCAAGATTTTTTAAGGTATGCGGCAGAAGCGAAACGGAATCGCGATGAAGCACTGGAAGCGCAGAAGAAAGCGAAGATCGCGAGACGCAAGAGAAACATGGCTTTGCTACGGTCTATGGTCATTGTATTTATATGTTTGTTGGGATTGGCTTCGCTCGGTGGTTTTATATATTGGGTCTCGACTTTGAGGGCAGTATGACGCAGAAGAAATTACAAAAAGAATCTATCTACGCTGAATATGACAAAGACGGTGATGGTGTCATCAGTGATGAAGAGATGTCTCGCATCACATCCATCAAAGAAACTGAGACAGCATTACGCAAAAATTTAGCGCAGTTGCGCATGGCAAGATACACCCTGATCGCTATGGGGGTGTTTACTGCTGCCATGTTCTTTGTGCCGATAGAGCGGGTGCAAGCTTTGTCCGATATCAGCAATCTCTTCTACATATCAGGCGCGGGTATCGTAGGCGCATATATGGGGACAACCGCATGGATGAATAAAAAATGATCGAGGTGCGTAGTGATCTATGTGTTTGCGCTAATCGTGATGACTGCTGATGGCACCGTCATACCTGATAAGAAAGCGTATTTTTACTCCATCAACCGATGCAACTATTTTGCAGATCGAGTTAGCCGTACACGATATAACTACTGGACAAAGCGTAAGGTACAGGCGTATTGCATCCCAGAGTGGGTAAATCCAAGAAACACTAAGATACTGAAATGACATGGGTTTTAATGCTTATAACAATAGAGGGAAGTATGTTTTACATGAGTGTAGTAGATACGTTTCCGAATGCAGATTCGTGTATGCAACAACGGGTAGAGGGGGTAAGTACGTTGGGCGAACCAACTATTAATTATCAGTTAATTTGCATTCCTACAGATCAGCTAGGAGAAAGCACATGATTTTAGGTGTATTAGGAAAAATACTTGGCAGTGAGACAGTTATCAAGAAAGGCATGGATTTGATTGATGACATGCACACTTCTGAAACTGAGTCGATTGAAGCAAAAACACAAGCCAAAATAGCGTTGATGAACAGTTACGCTCCATTTAAAGTGGCTCAGCGGTATCTCGCGCTGATGTTTGGTTTGACTTATGTATCCTGTTTTATCATAGTCCTCGCTATGACACTGACTGGAAAGGGTGATCCTTCCTCTGTATCCCAGGTGATGGAGCAGTTTCAAATCAACTACGCTATGCTTTTAATCCTAGGCTTTTATTTTGGTGGAGGTGCGATAGAATCTTTCACTTCTGGAAGAAAAAAGGATAGTTAAGGAGACTATTTGACTACAGATATTGATATTGTACAATTTGTGTTCAAGACTGTTAATGAACGAAAACTACAAGTTTTAGACATTCTTGAAAATAATGGCATTCAATCTATGGAACAATATGCCAGTTTAATGGGTGAGTTGAACTCACTAAATTACATAAAACAGGAACTCTCGAACCTGCTAGAAAAACAGGAGCGTCTAGATGACTAGCGATACAGCAAGCATTTCTCATGCTTATGAAGATCCCACTTACCGATACAACTCTGTTCTAAACCCAGCTTTAATTGATAAACCTCTTTTGGAACGTATGCCACAACCAACGGGCTGGCGACTATTAGTTCTTCCATATCGTGGTAAAGATACAACTCGTGGCGGAATTGCACTTCCAAATCAAGTTTTAGATGATGGTCAAATACAGACAGTAGTTGGATATGTGCTTAAAAAAGGCCCTTTAGCATATCAAGATGAGGATAAATTTCCTGAAGGTTCTTGGTGTGAGGAAAAAGATTGGGTGATTTTTGCAAGGTACGCAGGATCTCGATTTAAAATAGATGGCGGAGAAGTAAGAATCTTAAACGATGATGAAATCCTAGCGACTATTTTAGATCCAGAAGATATTGTTAGTTTATGAGGTTGTTATGAACGAAGAAAACGAAAATTTAGAATTGGATTTAAGTGACGCAGAAGAAACTGAAGTCACTATTGAACAAGAAACAGATGCGGTAGAAAGTGTTGCACAAGACTCAGATTCAGATTCAGATGATTACAAAGAACACGAAACCGGCGTACAAAAAAGAATTGATAAACTTACAAGAAAAATGCGTGAGGCAGAAAGACGCGAACAAGCTGCGATTGAATATGCCCGAAACGTTCAAAATGAATCTAATCAATTAAAAGCACAAGTTCAAAACCTGGATGCCGGGTATTTGAATGAATATGGTGCTCGGGTAACAAAAGAACAGGAATCTGCAGAACAAGAACTTCGTCGAGCCGTAGATGTAGGTGATTCTGAGGCTGTTGTAAATGCCCAAAGAGCCTTAATGGAAATTGCTATACAAAATGATCGATATCAAACTGCGTTAGCAAGAAAAAAAGAACAAGAGCAATATGCCCAACAGTACGCCCAACAACAAGCGCAGCCGCAGCAGCCGCAGCAGCCGCAGCAGCCGCAGCAGCCGGACCCTAAAGCCACAGAGTGGGCAGAAAAAAATACCTGGTTTGGCAAAGATGATGCAATGACATTTGCTACTTTAGGTCTGCATCGAACTCTTGTAGAAAAAGAAGGGTTTGACCCACAATCAGATGATTACTACAATGAAATGGATAACAGGATACGAATTGCGTTTCCTCACAAGTTTACCGAGCCCGGCAAAAAACCAGCCCAGACTGTTGTCGGAGTATCTCGCACACCAGGATCTGGGCGCACAAGTAAGGTCCGACTCTCCCGGTCCCAGGTTGCAATAGCCAAAAAATTAGGAGTGCCGCTGGAAGAATACGCAAAATACGTTAAGGAGTAAGTTATGACCGAGCAGAAAAAAATGAGCGGTCAGAACCGCACCTCACGCAATAACCAGACCCGAGAAAAAACGGCTACTCGTCGTCCTTGGGCACCACCATCCGTATTGGATGCTCCCGAAGCACCGGAGGGATTTAAACATCGGTGGATTCGTGCAGAAGCACGCGGGTTTGATGATACTAAAAATATCTCAGCCCGAATGAGAGAAGGATGGGAATTGGTCCGTAAAGACGAATACCCCGATTTTGAAAGCCCTGTTATAGACAGTGGCAAATATGAGGGTGTGTTTGGAGTTGGTGGACTTCTCCTTGCGCGAATACCCGTAGAAACTGTGTCAGAACGTAATGAATATTACGCGAATCAATCGAAAGACCAAATGGACGCTGTAGATATGGATATGATGCGCGAAAATTCTCACTCAACGATGAGGATAACTAATCCTGATCGACAATCGCGTGTAACTTTCGGCGGCACCAAAAAAGGTTAGCCGCTGTTACTAGGAAACATAGGAGTAAATTATGGCTAATAACCTTACAGGTGGCTTTGGTTTGCGTCCAATTGGTAAAACTGGCGGAAACGTAAATAATAACGCGACCACTCAATATGAGATTGCCAGCAACTATACAACTCAAATATTTAATGGTGGAATTGTTGTTCCTGCGTCAACAGGAACAATTATTATTTCCGATCAAGCTATAGCTCCTTTAGGGGTGTTAGGCGGAGTTGAATATGTTGATTCTACTACCAAAAAGACGACTTTCTTAAACTATTGGCCGGGTTCAAACAACGTAAGCGTGGACACTAATTTTCCAGTAAAAGCGTTTGTGTACGATGATCCAATGCAACTATATGTAGTTGCGGCTGATGGAACAAATACTGATCGTGCTACTGCTTTAGCAGATGTATTTTCTAATTGTGATATGGCTAGCGTTAATAACGGCAGCACAGACACAGGAAAATCAACTGATCTGTTAGATATCAGCACCGCAGCAACAACAAATACACTTGATGTGCGAATTGTTGGGCTGTTTGAGGATGAGGCTAACGAAGATTTTTCTGCGTTAGGACATCAGTACATTGTTCGTCTCAACGGTCACTTCAACACTGGAATGCAAGCTGCCGTTGGTACGTTTGCTACAACTGGTATTTAAGGGGGATATATCATGGCTATTTCTCGCGCACAATTAGCGAAAGAATTGGAGCCTGGTCTCAATGCCCTCTTTGGGCTTGAGTATGACCGGTACGATAACGAGCACGCAGAAATATTTGATACAGAAACTTCAGATCGAGCATTTGAAGAAGAAGTTATGCTGGCTGGTTTTGGTACTGCTCCAGTAAAACAGGAAGGCGGAACAGTTTCGTTTGATGATGCACAGGAAACATTTACTGCGCGTTATACGCACGAAACAATTGCTTTGGCGTTTTCAATCACAGAGGAAGCTGTTGAGGACAATCTTTACGATCGTTTAGCTTCTCGATACACAAAAGCATTGGCTCGTTCGATGTCGCAAACAAAGCAAATTAAAGCTGCGTCAATACTAAATAATGCGTTTAGTACATCTTCACCAATTGGTGATGGTGCAGCCCTTTGTTCTTCATCACATCCATCGTTGAACGGTAACCTGCGAAACCTTTTGTCGGTTGCTTCAGATCTAAATGAAACATCGTTAGAACAAATGATGATTGATATTGCCGGTCTGACAGATGAGCGTGGTCTGAAGATTGCGGTTCGAGGCATGAAACTGATTATCCCTAAAGAACTACAATTTATTGCAGAGCGAGTAATTAACTCAAATCTGCGAGTAGGAACTTCGGATAATGATTTAAATGCTATGAAGTCAATGGGTATGCTTCCCGAGGGAGCGGTTGTAAATCACTTTTTAACTGATCCAGATGCATTTTTCATTAAGACAGATGCACCAAACGGATTCAAGATGTTCCAACGTGCTGCTATAAAAACAGCAATGGAAGGTGATTTTGATACCGGCAACATGCGATTTAAAGCTCGTGAACGTTATTCGTTCGGAGTTTCAGATTGGCGTGCTGTGTTTGGTACACCGGGTGCTGCTTAAAGATTAGGGGCCTTTTGGCCCCTTTCTTCTGACGGTTTAAAAACCGACACTAGCCAAGACAGGAGATTGATATGGCTAATTCTACATTCAGCGGTCCAGTCCGCTCAAAAGGTGGTTTCACCTCAATAAGTGAAAACTCTTCAACAGGTGCGATCAGCACTTTATCTAGTATCAGTGCTACTGGAGTTGCTTCATTTGATGCTAATACTCTAGCAACAGGAGCTGGCACAGGTATCACTACAGGTTCAGGGACTATCTATCGTAGTTCAGTGCAACGAGTTGGTGGGATTATCACTACTCGCATTCTGATTGATCTGACAGGTCTGCATTCAACAGGTTCTGGTGACATTATTGGTGTGAATGGCACATCCTTGGTCTGTCATATTGGTCAAATTACCGCAGCACAAAATGGAACTATTTTGACCGGAAGTATGGAGTGTTTTGAGGCTCCTACCGGTGGTGATCCAGACATTAACGTGCACTCTGCTACAGAGGGTACGGGTGTTGAGGATGGCGCAATCGCTGACTTGACAGAACGTTTGTTGGTCGACGCTGGCGATGCGACACTAGGTAGTAAAGTGTATTTCACAGCAGTTCCGGCGGCAGATGAATTTTTGTATCTGACAACAGGTGCTGCAACTGATAACGATTACACTGCAGGCAAACTTTTCATTGAAATGATGGGTTATGCATAATTGTAAGGAGCTTTAAATGGCTGGTTCAGATGTTAAAGCAAAACTTATAAGCGATGAAAACGCCTCAGACGATGATCGTTTAGTTACGGCTGCTCGTCCTAATACGACAGCGACTTTAGCCAACACCACTTTCGCAGGAGGTGGAGCTAGAAACGTGATTGTGACTACGACAGGTACGGGAGACAACGGGAAAACTACGACCATTACGGGGACTGATGTTTTTGGTAATACTTTGACCGAAACCATCACCTCTACTGGTAGTGCCGAAGCGGTTGCTGGCACAAAACTTTTCCTAACCGTTACGTCTGTGGTTTGTTCTGCACAATACGCGGCAGACATTAAAGTTGGGTCGGGTACTTTGTGCGCGGAGGCAGTGAATAGTTCTGCTCGATTGCGTCTCAAAGGGATGTCGATTGTCTCGGGTGGGAGCGCAGGAACCGTTGAATTTATCAATGGTACCCCAGAAGACGGAACGGTGCTGTTCAAATCACGGACAATAGGCACAGACAACACCACCACTGATAGAACTATTCCTGAAGAGGGGGTTTTGTTTGATAGTGGTATGTCAGTCAAGTATACCGTTGGCACTATTGACATGATGACGTTTTTCCACGCTTAAAATGGCTAAATCAAAAGGCAAAATGCCTGCCCGAAATAAGAAAAATTTTCGGCCAACAAGCAAAGGTGCAGGCATGACTGCTGCGGGGGTTGCTGCGTATCGTCGTAAAAACCCCGGCAGTAAGTTGCAAACAGCCGTCACCAAAAAGAAAAACTTAACAGAAAAAGAAAAAGCACGACGTAAATCGTTTTGTGCCCGTTCTGCTGGTCAAATGAAAAAATTTCCAAAAGCAGCAAAGAATCCTAACAGTAGATTGCGTCAAGCCAGAAAAAGATGGAGATGTTGACGTGAAAGCGGAGGATGTTTTAAAAAAATTAGAGCAGCATGAAGCAGAATGTACTTTACGTTATCGAAGAATAGAAGAGCGTCTTGATGATCACAAAGCCGGACTTCAACGATTAGATATGCGTTTATGGGGATTAGCTGGTTTAATTGTAGCGGTGGCTATAGCAGAACATTTATTAACATGACGATAAGCAGAGGAAGTATATCTAAACAGGTTTCAAAGCCACCTCAAAAAAAGAAGTGGAGCGCGAAACGTAAAAAAAAGATTGATTGTTCTAATCCAAAAGGATTTTCTCAAAAAGCTCATTGTGCAGGGAGAAAAAAACGTGGCAAGTCGAGTTAGATTAGGCACTGTTGTTAAGATGAAAAATGGCGGTGCGGTTAAAAAGAAAACAAAAAGTGGCGGTAAGATTTGTCCGGAGGGTAAAGCCTGGGCAAAGAGAACTTTTGATACCTACCCTAGTGCCTACGCAAACCTTGCCGCATCAAAATACTGTAAAGACCCCAACTATGCTAAAAAAGCTAAAGGCGGCAAGAGAAAGGGAAGATGATGCGAACTCCGGTTAAAAAAAAGATTAGTAAAGTAGCAGGGGCTTTAAACAAGGCTTCAAAAAAACATGCGGCACAAGCAAAAGTGTTAAAGGGTTTGGTTAATGGCAAAAAGAGAACCAGCAAAAGGAACCGGTAAAAAACCAAAAGGGTCCGGTCGTCGTTTGTACACAGATGAAAATCCGAAAGATACGGTTCCAATTGCTTTTGCTACAGTAAAAGATGCTAGAGACACTGTGCGTAGAGTTAAAAAAGTTGATAAACCGTATGCCAGAAAGATCCAGATTTTAACTGTTTTGGAACAAAGAGCTAAAGTTGCCGGTAAAAGAGAACAAGCAAGAATAGCTAAACAAGGCAAAGAGGCTATAAGAAAACAGCATGGCAAGGCTTAGATATGACAGATTTTATTACAACCCGTTGCCAGATGAAGTCACTCTTGATAACAGCGATATAGACGGTATAGGCGTTTTTGCTACACAAGATATAGAAGAGGCAGTCGATCTTGGAAGCACACATATTAAGGTGCCCATGATTGCTGGGTACATAAGAACTCCACTGGGTGGTTTCATAAATCATTCAGAGGAGCCCAATTGTTATTTAGCGTTGTCTCAAGATTGGGACGATTACAGGGTGTATAATTTAATTACGCTTTCTGAAATTAAAGAAGGCGAGGAGCTAACGCTCGATTACGATATGTAATTGGAGAAGTTATGGGACAGCTTAAAGAATGGCTAAAACAAGATTGGGTTCGTATCGGTAAAGATGGATCTATAAAAGGTCCTTGCGGAACATCTAAAGATAAGAAAAATCCAGATCGCTGTTTACCAAGATCAAAAGCTAATAGTTTAAGTAAGTCTGAGAGAGCCGCTACTGCTAGAAAGAAAAAAAGAGCAGGGGCTAAAGGCAAAACAGTTGTTGCAAATACGAAACAAGCTAAAGTTCGTACTGCTGCAAAAGGTGGTGAAATTCGTAAGAATCACTGGTCCCTCTTTTCCTC